ACCCCCTTGAACACCTTCCCCGCCCCTTGGCACTGACACTGCGGCTTGACGCTGCACGTCGTGCCTTCGCAGCACGCGCCACCTGCCCCCAGCGTGCTAAAACATATTCTCAGCGTGTAACTAGTGTTTCCTCCGTGGTTGTCGATAGCAGCGACCGTGAACGTCCTGTTTGTGGCTGTAAACGAGTAGCACACGAGGTGTGCCGGATTGCATTGTGGAAAAAACGGAGTAACGTACTGCCCCCCCTGTACGACCGATCCGTCTATTGACAAGTCATCGTCCACGACGCCAGATATGTGAACCTCGCGAGGCAAAGAGAATCGCTGCGGTATCTCAATCGTGCGAAGGCCGTGCTGCACCCCTGCACCGCCGCACCCTTTTCCGAGCAAGCCCGACGTGAAAAAATTTACGTCGACACAATCCCCGCAGCACCCGCAGTTCTCTGCGATCTTGCCGTCCTTGACGATCAGCGAGCCGTTTTTGGTGGCGAGTGTCATGTGCAGGCCGTGGTGCCGATGGTGACGAAAGACGACGAAACGGTTTCAAATATCTTTATGTCAAGCCTGGTAAATTGTAGCCCAGCCGTACCGAGCGACACATTTGTTATGACGCTTGTCTGAACCGTTTTTTTGTCGACGCCAGTTGGCGCAATCAAGTACCACGCCGTGCCGTCCTTTGCGATCGCGCAATCCACTGTTGCAGTGGTCTGCGTGAACTCCGTAAATAAGTTTACTGCGCTCACCGTATTCGGCGTACTCGTCACGCCACGGAACGTGACAGTCTTGCTGGTGTTGATCGACCAGGAGCCGGTGAAGGTGCAGACCCGAAACGTCTTGCCGCCGCCGGCCCCGCCCCGGAACCCAAAGTCCAGCGGCCCGGTGTCCCGCCCGCCGCCCTCGACCTCGAGCACGACGCTTGCGATCCGGTCGGCCGCCGCCCGCGTGAACGTCACGCGGTCGTTGCCCTTCTGCTTGCCGTCCGGCTTCTGGGCCATCCCTGGCTCCTACGTGAGGGCCAGCACCAGGCCGAGCTTGACGCCGCTGCTGCTGCCTGTGGCTGCCGCCACGGTTATGGAGCTCGCGGAGGTGGTGATCGTCACATTGGCACCGGCCACGATCACCGGCTGGCCCGTGATCCCGTTGACGCTGGCGACGTTGGCCACGGCCGTGTCCGGCGAAAACGTCACCGGCACCCCGGACAGGGCGGTGTAGCCAATCGTCGGGATCAGGGCGATGGCGAACGTGCCCGCCGTAATGTCGGCCGCGGCGTGGGAATGGACCGCCGCCGCCGCCGTGATGTCTGCGACCGTAACCAGCTTGTGTACGTGATCCTCGCGGCTGGCATTGCTCGAGGTGCCGGCCGCCGCCGTTCCCAGCGGCTGGGGCGTGGCCGAGCCGACGGTGATCCCGGACGTGCCGCCGGCCGCCGCGATCGTGATCTCGCCGGCCGTTGTGTTGCGGCTGATCGTCACGCCGTCGCCCTGGACAATAACCGGGCTCACGATCGAATACCGGCTCGTCCAGGTCGCGTTCGTGCCGTCGGTGACCAGCGGCCCCAGGTTGCCCGCCTGGGCCGGCAGGCCCTGGTAGCCGGTGATGTCGCCCGTGGAGTGCGTGTGCACCTCGGCGGCTGCGGTCAGGTCCGCCCGCAGGATCGTCACGGTGCCGGTACGGCCCTGGACCGACTGCACGGGAGCGGCCGCCGCGGCCGAAACCGCAAACGAGGCGATATCGGTCGTGGAGTGCGTGTGCGCGGCCGGCGTGAACGAGGTCGGCACATTGGACAGCGACGTATAGCTGCCGCTGGTGGCCACGTCCGCCAGGCCCGACACGTCGCCGGCGGACAGCGTCACGGTGCCCGTACGCCCTGCCACGCTCTGCACGGGGGATGCAGCGGCAGCGGCCGCGGTGAACCCGGTTATGTCCGCCGTCCCGTGGGTGTGCACCTCGGCGGCCGCCGTAAGGTCCGCCCGCAGGATCGCAACCGCACCGACGCGGCCTTGGACGCTCTGCACAGGGGCAGCGGCGGAAGCCGCGGCCGCAAACCCGGTGATGTCGGCGGTGCCGTGGGTGTGCACTGCAGCGGCCGCCGTCAGATCGGCCAGCAGGATGGTCACCGTTCCGGTGCGGCCTTGGACAGACTGCACCGGGGCATAGGACGAGATCGCCGTGGTGCCATAGCTCGACAAGATGAACTCACCGACCGCGGTGGAGACGGTGACGCCCTGGCCAGCCTTGAGCTGGAAGGTCCCGAACGCGTTGCTGGCGGTGCCTGGAGCAGCGATGAACCCGGCCGGGCCGATGCCGGAGGCCACGGCCACGTTCACGCCTGTCCCGGATACCGTGACGTTGATGCTCATGGCGCCTTTACCGTGAACGTGCCGGCCAGATACGTACGCGTCACCTGGGCCGGCGACACGCCACGCAGGTACCACCTATAGGTCGTGGACGGATTGAAGGCGTTCGTCTGTGTTTCGGTGAGCGACAGATTGATTACGCCAGTGCCGGCATTGACTACCGTCACCGTGAACGTTGCCGCCGTGCTGCCCTGCGTCACGACGCCCGACGGGTTGCCAAACGTCGAGGTGGTCGTGCTCGCGTAGACGATGGCCGTCCAGGTGTAGTCCGCCACGTCGAAGTCCAGGTCGACGAGCATTCCGAACTCGTCGCCCGTCACGAGCGAGAGATTCAGATCTCCTGGCAGCAAGGCAAACGATGTAGCCATGGGTTCGTTCTACCGGCGCAGACCCGGCCTCTTTTAGAACGGAGGCGTGCCGAAGTACGGCTGAAACGCCACCTCCGGATGCACGCGCCGGTAGAGAATGTCCGGGGCGGCATCCAGCCTGATCGAGCCGTTGGTGTTGAGCGAGACGGGGTTTGACGCTGGCACTTTTTCGCCCGTGTCCGCGTCGATCACGTAACCGCGCTTTTTTGTGCTGCCGTCGAGGTAGTTGTAGCCGACGTTGGGCAACATGAGCCGCCAGCCGCTGGCCCGGAACACCAGCTCGACGCTGACCTGCCAGTACATGACCTCGGCCTCGCCGACGGCCTCGGTCGCAAGCTGCCCGGTGATGCCCTGGCATTTCCACTGATAAGGATCCGCCCCTAGGAAGGCGTCCGAATTCACGCAGTTGGTGATGCCCCTGGCTACCCCGATCGGGAAGGCCGATCGGTTGCCGGCTATCGTGACTCGGACCTCGGACTCCTCGGTCATCGCGCCTTCGAAAAAATCGTTTGCCGAGTTGACCAGGACTCGCCGGTCGCCGTTTCCGCTGCCGTGGAAGTACGTGAGCGCCGGCACAGCGGCGCCGCCGGTGGAAAACGTCCAGATGTCCGGCCGGCTCATCGGATTGACGGCCGCGTTTTCCTTGCCGAGCTTCGGCAGCTCGTAGTCCCACGTCACCTCGTAGTGCCAGCGAGAGCCGTTGTAATTCGAAACGGCCACGTTGTACGCCAGCGTGAAGTCGGCGTCTGGGTGTGGGTCAAGAAACGCGACGCCGCACGAATTCGTAATCAGGCTTTCGCTGGTCGCCGGGTCGTCGACCTGGACGACGAACTTCCGCTGATACACCGGCGCCTCGCCGAACTTGCGGCTGGCGGAAATCGTGGCGAGCTCGGTGGAGGAGACGATGCCCATTACGCGGCCCCCAGGATTTCGGCGCGTTGCGTCTGGAGCGCCCGGAGCTCCTTGCGGATCTCCTCGAGCTTCAGGTTGGCCTTGCGGTTCTCTTCAACGGCCGGGTCCTGCCGTCCCGTGGCGAGTCGCACGAACTCGGACATGCCCTCGGACGATCGCACGTCGGTGGCCTTTAGGGACTGATCGTTTACGCCTTCGATCGCGGCCGCCTTGTCGGCCTGCGCCGCCGACAGTTGCTCCTCCTTGCCGGTGATCTTGGCCGTCACGTCCGCGGCGTCCTTGGCGATTTTTTCCTGACGCTTGCGCTCCTCCTCGGCCTCCTTGGCTGCCTTGTCGGCGGCTGCCTTGGCCTCGCGCTGGGCCTTGTCCTCGGCGGCTGCCGCTTCGCGGGCTGCCTTTTGTTCTGCCTGCTTGGCGTCGCGTTCCTGCTGGCGGCGCTGCCGTTCGTCCGGCGTCATGCGTTGCCGCGCCGCGTCGACCGCTCGGCTGGCAGGGCCATCCGCAGCCGGCGATGCCGGAGACCCAAACACGGCAGCCGTAGCGGCTCCGGCCACGTTCGACGCCGCCTGGTTGATCTCCTGGGTGTTCTTGTCCGCGTTTGCCTGGGCCGTCTCGGCCAGGCCGGCGCCAAACTTCTGCAGGTCGCTCGATACCCAACTTCCGATGCCTTCCAGGAACTTTCCCAGACCCAGCATCAGGGCGTTCCCGGCGAGCTCGAAGATATTGAAGACGATGCGGAGCGATTCCGAGACGGCCGTGAACACGTTGCCGACAAGCTCAAAAACAGCCGCGATTTCTCCCATGGTGACGGAGAACCCGTCGAACCCGGCCAGGACATTGTCGAAGACGCCGGCCAGATAGTCAGCCACGTCCAGGAGTGCGTCGGTCAATACGTTGGCGATGCCTTCCCCGCCAGATCCGCTGACCGAGTTAAACGACTCCACGAACGACATGAACTCTTCGGCCAGGCTCGTCACGATTGGTGCGAGGTTGCCGGCGACGTTGCCGACAATCCCGTCGAACGTCATCTGGACCATGTCCAGGGCGTCGTTCATCTCGCCAATGCCTTCGACCTGGTCGGCCCCAACCACGGCCCCCAGACGCCGCATCCGTTCTTCGACCTCGGCCAGGTTCTGGCTCATAAGAGGGAGCAGCTCGACGCCCGACCGGCCAAAGATTGCCACCGCCGCGGCGGCCTGCTCGGCCGGGGTCGCCAGCGCGGAGATTGCCGCTTGTACGGCCCGGAACTGTTCTTCCGGTGACATGGCCTGCAGCTCTGCAAAACTCAGCCCCAGCCGCGTGAAGGCCTCGGTGTTGCCGCTTTCGCCAGCGTTGCCGATGGCTACGGTCAACTTCTGCACGGCCGTCGTCACGTCATTGACCCCGGACAGCTTGGCCGCCATCTGCAGGGCTTGCAGGCTCTCGACCCCCATCCCTACGCGCGACGCCAGGTCGTTCATCGCGTCTACGGCGTTTATCACGCCGCGGGCGTACCCTAGCGCCGCCTGGCCGGCCGACACAAACGTATTAGCCAGGGCCGACACGCCGTTGGCGATCGTCGCCCCGATGGCAACGTCGCGGATGCCGCTCATATCTCCGGCCGTCCGCCGGGCCTGGCGGCCCATCTTGTCCATCGCGTCGGCTGCCTGGTTGGCACCGGACACGACGCCGGTGGCGGACATGCTTGCCCGCATCGCCAGTGCAAGGGTTGTCGCCATGGTTCACCGACTTAGTTTTGCCAATTCCGCCATGATCTGCGTCTCGGACATGGCGGGCTTTTCGATCGGAATGAAATCGTCTTCTCGCGGCGGCCGAGAACGACAGTATGGCGCCAGCGTGGCCGTCACGATTCGCGCCGTCTGCCTCCACTCGCCTCCCAACGGGTTTACGTACCTATGCAGCGCGAGCCACTGCTTGTATTCCGCCACGTCCATCCGCTGCCCCAGCTCTCGCACTGTCATCCCCAAATGCCCGGCCAGCAGAAGCGGAAAAGCCTCCATTGGCCGGTCTATCAGTTTTTTCCGATGTCCTCGATCTCCTTCGGGTCTAGGTCGTTGTGCTTCTGCGCGACCTTGAACAGCCGCGCGCCAACCACGCCGGACACTCGCTTGAGCTGCTCGCTCGTGAAGATTTCCTTGCCGTTGTCGTCGACCAGGCACTTGGATAGGTAGCGGCTGCGGTAGTCGTCCACGCCCTCGCCCTTGGCCCGCAGGCAGGCCAACTCCCAGGCCTGCAGCTCACCGAGCGGCAGGGTACGTATCCACACGTCCCGATCCCACTCTGGCACGTGAACCTTGACGCTTCTTGCCTGGTCGATCGCCAGGATGTCGTCTGCCAATGACATGCGCTATACCTTGAATTTCACGTTGTAGACCTGGAGCTCGCCAACCTGGGCGGCCCACCCGAGCGTCTCGAACACGGCCGCCGGAAACGACCACGACACGCTCGCGCCGGTTATTGATAGGTTGGCCGTCAAGCCGACATTCGCGGCCGACATGGCCGCCGTGCCACGCAGCGTGAGCGAAACGGTTCCGCGGTCCACGTCAGCGGGCCGAAACGCCTTGAAGCGGGAGGACTGCGACCGCGGGGTGACCTCGACGGTGTCCGCCGCCAGGCCGTCTACGGTCACGCTGACGAGCTCGCCGAGCGTGGCGGTACCCCACGTCACGACTAGCCCCTGTGCGTTGGCAGCCACGGCGGCCTCCCACTCAGGAGGCGACCTTGAACGTCAACGATTGCTTGACCAGCTCGCCGACAGCGTATGCCACACTGCTCGACGAGACGGTCGCGGTGTACGTGACGCCGGCAAACGACAGAGCCCCAGACGTGCCGATGGCCACGGTCGTCGTCCCCAGGGCCTCGCACGACAGCTCGTTATCCCGCAGGGCAGGAGTCTGGTAGATCCGGCCAGAGCCGCTGGCCTGCCCAAGGTGCGACTGGTCCAGCAAATCGCCGCCCGGCGTCACGGTCGCACTGGTGACGGTGTACGTAGCGCCGGCGAAAACAAACGTGACGCCCTGCGAATCGGTTGCCATGTGGCCTTTCTCCTGGGAATAGCCTTAGGGTATGCCTGCCGGCCCGCCACCTTGCAGTTAGAGGAGCTTCTCCAGGTCACGCAGCTCGAGGGCGCGGCGTGTCTGGTCTTCCAGGATCTTCATTCCGTTTTCCAGGGCCTTTTTCATCTCGGCGTTGAGGTTCGCGGCGACGGCCGATTTCGACATGCGGTAGGCCGTGGCCACCGGCTGCCGCGGCAGCATGGCCGGGATCCGGATCGGCTGGCCGCTCTTGATGAAAAACGCCTTTGGGTAGCCCGGCGTGGTAGCGACGCGGCCGCCGCCGCCTTTCTTGGAGCGTTTCAGCTTGAACGGCCCCAGCCGGCCGAACGAGCTGGCGATGTATCCGCCCTGCTGGCTGACGGTCTCGGTCTTCGACTTGAGCTCCCTGGCCTGCTTGGCTCCAAGAGCTCGCCGCAGTTTGCGGTTCTCCCCGGCGCTCGACCGCTGGTAGGGCTTGGCCGCCGGCTTGTTGATCGTGCGCTCCTTGGTGCCAAACTCCACAAAAAACTGGTGATACGCCCGGTCCGGCCCCTTTTTGACCGTGCCGCCGCCGGCCGACTTGCTCTTGCCGGTGCCGGCCTTCACGTAGCCCACGACAGCCACGGCGGCGCCGTCCCGCGGATACTTGACCACCTTCGTTTTGATCGCCCGCCGCAGGTTGCCGGTCGGCCCCTTTGCTGTCACCGACTTGAGCGCCCGCTCGGCCGGGGCCGACGCCCGCTTCAGCGCAGCCCCGATGACGCGGGCCGCGATGTTCTTCGGCAGCTTCTTAAACTCCTGCCGCAGCTCGTAGAGGTCTGGCCCCTCTACCTTGATCATCGCGCCCCGATAAGTCGTGCCCATTACGTCACCTCGGTGATGCGAAATTCGTAGGCCTGCTGCACGCTGTAATAGGGCAGCATCTGGTCGTCCTGGGGCACGTCGACCGCGTCGGCTTCGGACACCAGCGTGGTCCGCTGGATCGTCACGCCGGAGGTAGTGCCGGTCCAGCCGTCGACCGCCAGGCGGACGGCCCGGGCGATCTGCTTCACGTTCGTGTAGGACGTGCCGTAGGTAGTAAGCTGCAGCGTCACCACGGGGCTGCCGACGTTGCCGGCCAGCGACTGCGGCCTGTCCACGCCCGTCCGCTGGTAGACGACCAACGGTAGCGGCGTGCCTTGCGGCGCCAGGAGCGGA